TTTGGCCATGCGGCTTGGGGCTTTTTAGTCGCAGGCGCTATTTTCTTTCCCATCGGAATCCTCCATGGGTTTTATATTTGGTTTAACTAGGAGCAACAATGACAAAATTAATTAAATTAGAAATCGATCCATATGACTTACCTTTTATTAGGGTAGCTATTTTAGGAAGAGCACAAAACATTCTTGATTACATAGATCTTTGTATAGAAGATTATGTGAATGAACCGGATGAGATTAAAGATGTAGCCATAGACAACTTCAAATCTGATATTGAAGAAATGATTGAAAAACATCAACCCAAAAAAGTAGGCAGACCAAAAGGAAGTAAAAATGCAAAATAAATTTTTAACTGAAAACGATATCAAGCAAATATTTTTTGCTTCACAAATGGACAATGTTGAGGGCTATGACTTAGATGAACTGTTGGATTTTGCCGACAAGGTAATCTTAACTGTTGCTGAAGATGTTGCCAGACGTGAGCGTGAGCTTTGCATTGATTTTGTCAAAAGTCTAAACACTGAAGTTGCTAAAGCTCTAAGGGAGAAACGGGGCAACCTATGAATGCCAAAGAGTTTGTCTCAGAACTCATTGGTAGTCAATGGGAGGAGCATATCCTTCCGTACCTTTTAGAGTCCCTCAAGCGTTCGATGTTAGATGCACAAAGATATGACTATATCCGAGACTATGCAAAAAATATGTCGTTTAATGAGGAACCAAGGTCACGTGTAGAAATGCACAAGTTTGATGCAATGCTAGACGCTAGAAGGATGGATGACTGAAAAAAAGGGGGGCACTAAGACCCCCCAAAACCCTCTTTGCAACTGCTAGGGATTCGTTTGTATTGGTGGCTCTAGATCGGGTTGAGCACCTTGGATGCCACCCAATGCAGATAGACCACCGGTCACATAAGGTGATGCCTTCTGAAAGACTTCAGGCCGCTTAGTGGCTAAGTTAGTCAACATCTTCATTCCTACTGGGGAATAAGCGCCAGATGCAATAAGGGATTTGATTGCTAAAGCCCCTAGAGCAGGCGATCCAACACCAGTTGCTCCTGCACCACCAAGCCCCATGGCCAGTTTCTGCCACATAGCCCTATCTGCGGTATTGCTGTTAGGAACAGTTCCACCCATGACGTTTTGTGCAAGCTTTGCCTCGTTAGAAAACTTGCCCAAGCCAGACGCTGTTTGTTTGCGTCCTGCGGCTTGTTGTACGGCACTGCTAAATTGGTCAGGCGAGAATACTCCTTCGTCTGCACCTTTTCTAGATGACGCAGTTTCAAGCACCTTATTATTCTTAAATACCTCGTGCGTATTGGCAATTTGTTTTGCAACAGCAGGGTTTTGATATGCCATTTCAGACCGGAGACTTCTTAAAATACTCTCATAGCCAAAACCAAGGTCTTCGTGACCCTTTTCAAAAGCTTCGTTTGCCCTACTACTCAAATACTTTTCCATTGAGCGATAGTCCTTGCCACCAATTAATTGACCCTTTTGCATCGGTTCAATAATGTTTTTGATGACATCTTTTTTCAACTGAGATGCGTAGTCTGGGATAAACGGCGAATAGTTATTCAGCGCCTCCTCTATACGTCCAGAAGTAGTTTTTCCAGTCGAGTCAAGTAAATTGGTTCTAAAGACATTGTTGTTTGCTATATCGTCATATGACTTATTAATTTGTTCATTAATAAATTGATTAGTTTCATGTCCTGCTTTAATGTTTTCAGGAACAGTAATTCCCAAAGGAGCTAGAGCTTTGTTGGCTATGGCTTTATTGAATCCCTTAAACGTGTTTCTAACGCCACTGGCCATGATGTCACCCAATATAGGCACACTGGACATTTTCTTTTCACCTTCACGCAAAGCACCACCAACAATAGGCATATCACCCATTAATTGACCGATTGTGAATCGATCCATGCCCATGTCCATCAACTTCTTGATTTCATCTGAAACAACAGGCTTTGTCAGCATTTGACCGACTTTACCAAGCCCTGCACCCATAGCCGTTGATGAAGCTAGTTGCATTGGCTTTTCTTCTGAGAACTCGCCTTTTCCTTCAGTTGGCGTTAAAGCACCCGCTGTAAGACCGCCTGCACCTGATTTGAATAAGGTAGATCCACCCAAGGCAGGAACCTTGCCTGCTAACTGGAATGCCTTGCCTGCCACGGGGCCAACAGTTGCGCCCTCGCCAATCATAGAACCCAAAGAAGAAACAGCAGGATAAGAAATGTCGGCGGCGTGTTGCTTGGCCTCCCGAACCATCTGGGCAGGCTTTCTGTATCCAACATACTCAGCCAATGCCGCAGGTATAGATGCCGCCCCTGCCAAACTTGACTCACCAAGAGCCATGGGTATATTTGCAGATCGCTCTGTGTCTTGCACAGCCCTGCGGCCAGTCATTTGAGGGAACACACCAGTCGCGGCTCCTCCACCAGTAGTTTCTACTGGAGTTGCTGTTTTCTTAGCATTAGGGAGAATATCTGTTTCTATGGCGTGGGTGATCTGCTTGTCACTGAAATTATCAGGGAAGTCAACATCACCAACACCCTCAACGTGTACTGTTTGTGCCATGTTATTGCTCCACTAAGCCTTTACCTTGAACGTAAACTTTTCTTTTAGGTGCTCCAGTAGGAGTTGGTGTACTTGACTTGCCTTCAGCGTCAGGTTCGCCATAAACTGGTTTTTCACCACGCTGAATGCGTTTAATATTTTCCATACCTTGATCCATCTTTTTATTGATGTAATCAAATTGCTTTTCTTGTTCGGCATAAGAAAGTCCGGGATCGATTGCCGCAAGTGCATTGGCAACCTGTGCTCCCTCTTTATTAGACAAAGCACCCAAACCACGCATTTGCTGTACTTGCGACAAGAACGCTTGGCTTTTTAATACGCCAACATTGGCCATAAAACCATATTGGCTTGTGCCTCTAACATTTTGCAAAGGATTGTAAGAAGTCAAACCACTCATGCGTCCTTCATGACTTCTGACTTCGTTTACTTTATCCTTCATGGATTGCATGGTTTGATACTGTGTTTCTAAAGCTTGATCACGTTTTTCTTGTTTTTCATCTTTTTTGTCTTGTGCGGCTTGTTTTGCTAAATCAAGCCTTTCTTTGGCCATAGACTCCATAATAGCCTTGCCCTGACCTTGTAAAGCCAAACTCATGTTCTTAAAGGTTTCATTAGAAGCCAATTGAGCATTTTTATCCATGCTTGATGTAGCCATAGACAACAGATGTTGGGCAAGCGTATTGGCCTTATCCTCGTCCATGATGCCACTCTTATATTGCTTGGCGTACTGTTCTGCGGCTTGCTTTATTGCAGGGCCAGATTTGCCCAATTGATCTGCCATCAATGATAAAGCATCAAAAGGCGTACCCGTACTGGCGCTTGTGGCCAACATACCATTCTTACGCATTTCGCCCACTGTTTTAGCATACTTCTCAGCAGATGCCAATGGATCACCAGTGAGTCTGGCGTAGTCTTGGAAGGCCATAGGATTGAGAGTAAACCCAACTTTTGGCTTGCCGTTCTCGTCCATTGTTGTGGTAGATTCCAACACTTTTGAGCCTGCTTCTTGCAAAGCTCGTTGTTTTTGCTCTGTTTGAGCTTGTTGTAGAAATTTGGGGTCTCTGAGAACAGATGCCAATCTCATGGCAATTCTTGGATCCATTTCTAGACCAGTCTTGCCTTCCTTGTACAACTGACCCATTAAGTTTTGAGATTCTTTTTCGCGCTCATTCTCAGAGGCGGCCTTGGCCAATGCCATTCGAGCTTGCACATTAGAGATGTCATTCTTTTGCATCTGACCCTGTGCATTGCCCACCTCTTCGGCCACATTACCAAGGGATTCAGAAAAGCTACCAGTCTTAGTGGGTCTAAAAAAGCCACGAGACATTGCCAACCCCATAGGATTGAAAGTATCTTTTTGGCTTAATAAGTCCTGAAGCTTACTTTGAGCATCTTCAAAAATCTTGTCGTATTTGTTGGTGTATGGCTCAACTCCTGTTGCCAAAGGAGCAGAAGCAACTGGAGGTGCAACTTGAGGCTCAACTGCAGGCTGTGGTGGAGGTGCAGGAGGAGTCAATGGCGGCTGTAGTGGAGGCTGTCCACCCATAGGTGGAGCGCCAGTCACTTGGCTCATGATGTCGTTACTAGTTGAGAAGAGAGCCTTATTAGGATCTCCACCACCGATAAGATTGGGTTGAATAGGTAATGGCATTATTAATCCTTAATCAAATCCAGTTATGACTTCTTTTCCAGTTGAATCTACAGTTTCGCCAGTCACTGGATCAATATGCACTTCCCCAATAGGATTGCTTCCACCTGCGTGAGTTAGATCTGTAGGAATTACCGTACCGGGTGTAGTCACCCCTGAATTAAAGTTTGACAACAATGTATTTGGATCATTTTTACCAGTCAAACCAAACGCACTCAAAAGCCCTTGTGCGGCACTTGTTCCACCACTATTAGAGCCAAACAACGAAGCCAAACCTGCAATCTGTGACAATGGCGATGCACCATAGCTACTGGCAGGCCCAGTCGAGGTTGTATTCGTAGTAGTGGGAATCGTGTAGCCTCTAAGCAACTGAGCCACATTTGTAGCATTGCTCAAGGGTGCATTAATCATAGCTTGAGTCTGAGCTTGACCTTGAGAACCCAAAGTGGATGCCTCATTCAAACCTGCAACCGTGGCATTCATTGTGCCCGTACCAATGTTACCTTGAGTGCCTGCAATACTTCCAAGATTTTGTTGGTTTTGCAAAGCATTAGTAGCGGCTTGATTATAGGCGTTGTAGTTGTTTGTGGCCTCTTGTCCTAGCAAACCTGTCTGAATGTTACCCAAAGCTTGCCCAGTGGCGTTTAAGGCGCGGCTTGAGCCTGCATTGCCTGAACCTGCAAAAAAGGACTGTAGACCCGGCAACACCGTTTGGTTAATGTTATTTGTATTTGCAGTCTCTAAAGCCTTATTGAGGTTGGCCACCTCGGGGTTATAAAGATTAGAAATTGCGGTTGGACTAAATGCATTTGTTGCATTTGTTGCTGTGGCGGCCGCAGAAGTAAGTGGACTCAACGCACCTTGTAATGCATTGGCTGAATTGGCTTGTCCTAATTCAGTGCCAAAAACTTGATTTTGTAAGGTAGTTAATGGTGCAACTAAAGGCTGACCTTCGGCTATATTGCCTGCAAGTGTTTGTTGAGGGTTTAGAGCTTGCGTTCCTGCTGTACCCAATGCGCTTAAAAAACCCGCATATTGAGATGGCGCAATAGTTTGCGATGTACCTGTGGTAGTTACATTGGGAGGTGCAATGCCTGAGAAAATGTCTGCCATTATTTTTTCCTACCTTTCAAGTAATCTAAGGGTGATTTTAGAGCATCTGGGGCTAAATCGCTAGGCTTTGCCGACCTAGCTCTGTTCCTGATGGAATGCATCATTTCGTACAGTTTTTGAGTTCCTGCCTTGGTAGATCCATTGCCAAGGGCGGCCACTACGTCAGCAGGAAAGACAAACTCCCCATCAGCCAACATCGCAGGGATATCGTCTGAAGTGCCATCCCCATGGCCTGCCACATGAGCACCATGCCTAAAGTCGTGCCTGCCATCTGGCCTTGGTATTGACCCTAAAGGGGTAGGAACGCCACCCGTTTTGAGGGGTTGTCCTTCCATAGAAGGAGCTTGATAGTTCTCAGTCAACATCTGTTCAACAGAAGGCAAATTCTGCCCATATTTGTAATATGGCTGTTCACCTTGAGCTTGGGATCTTTGTTGAAGCATTTGGAGTAATTTGGGATCAATGTTATCTTGCATGGCTTTCTCGCTTGTTTGTCCTTTGGAAACGATATCCTGTAGTCCTTTTAGGACATTTTTGAAAGAATCTTGTGTCATCAATGTATGTAGTAAATGGGGGCTTAAATCCAAAGGCGTTGGAGCGCCACTTACACCACTTGGTTGCGTTGAGGCCGATAGTGATGGAGTTACTTTAGTTGTAGAAGTAGGAGTTGGTGTCGGAGTAGGCGTTGGAGTAGGTGTAGGGGTGGGGGTAGGTGTTGAGGTTTTTGTGTCAATCTTTGTATCAGGTTTTGTATCAATTACTGTGTTGTCTATAACAGTATCTGCAGGCAACTTTTGACCAGTAACAGTAACATTATTTAATTTAAGAGCATTAGGATCTTCAGTAACATCAGGGTTGACATAAACTCCATCCACAGTGTCATTGGCTAATTTTTGACCAGTAACGGTAACTTGCCCCAAATCAGGCACTGATTTTCCAGTAACCGTTACAGGATTTAAAACAGTATTATCAGTTGTGTCATCAGCTAATTTTTTACCAGTAACTGTAACTTTTGGTATGCTCAAAGCATTGGGGTCAGCAACAACATTATCTGTAGATTCAGTTCCACCAGTACCACTAACCACAACAGGTTCTGCAGAAAGTGAAGTTTGATTACTAGGTGTAACCTTGGTATCTAAAATTGCGTCATTTTCAGCCAAGTTAGCATTGCCACTTGTTGACTTGGTATCTAATATGGCATCATTGGCCTTCATTTCAGTGTTGGCATTGGCCTCGGCTTTAATTAATGCTTTGACCTCATTAGTACCTGCGGCAATGGCGGCATTGATGGCTGTCTGTGTTGGATTTGCTCCTGCAAGAGTTCCACCAATAATTTTGTTAACAGCAGATTGCGCCGCAGGACTCAGAGTGCTGTAGCCGGGTATCTGTGCTCCCACCATAGGTACAGCAGAACTTATACCTCCTGCCAACAATGCTGTGAGTGGGTCTGCTTTCCCCTGAGTCATAATCTCAGCAGATGTTAATCCTTTGGTTGCACCAGATGCAATCGTACCCAAGTTATTAGCTATTGCACCGTTTGGCAAAATGTCAGTAAGAGTATCACCAACAAAATTGCCAACCGTATTGGGAACACCTTTTTTCAACAAAAGTTGTGCTTCATCTGACATATCAGCAAAGCCGGGTATTAATGAGGCAGAATTTCCCAATCCAGTCGTAAGCGCACTTAGTCCTGCACTGGTCAAACCTTTGGCTAGATTACCAGTTTCGATGGCTGTTGTTGCACCACTGACTAAAGGCAAAAATTCAGGCGCAAAGATGGCAGTGGCTATCGAGGGAATTGGCCCCAAGTCTTTGAGTGTATTTTTAATGAATCCACCACTTTGACCGCCCTGAGAAATGACTTGCTTACCATAATCTTGAATAGGAGAAACTATTCCAGTGCTAGGATCTGCCAATACAATAGTGTGAATAATTCCACCATCAGATGAATATGTCTGCAAATCATATTGATTGTCGCCAAGCGGCTTTATGGTATCAACAGGCAATGGTTTACCATCTGGGCCAAGTAAAGCAGGCGTATCACTTGTTGTTGATATACCAGTCTCAGGATCAGTTGAGACTACAGGATTTGTTCCTATTTTCGTGTTGCCGTATTGAATGGCTTGGTAAGTTGTAGCAAAGTTAGGAACAACACTTGCAGTGTGTGGATCTGTTTGAGTAGGAGCACCTGAATATTCAGCAGTTTGTGATCCAGTTGGACTTGCAATGTTGTATTGCTGTTGTACGTAATCTTGATTTATATTCAATGCAGTTGCCAATTGACTTGGACTAATATGATTCTTGTCCATTGCACTGGCAACATCAGCATAAGTACCGCCACTATCCAATATAGACTTTGCTGTACTTGCAATTTGATCATTCAATGATGGTGCAGGTGTAGGTGTAGGGGTTGGTGTAGGAGTTGGACTGGGCGTAGGAGTAACTAAGTTTCCTTTTCCAACCATGCTTTCAAACTGGCTCATCGCAGGAGATACAGGCGTTGGAGTAGGCGTTGGAGCGGGTAATCCACCCAATGCAACTTGATTTGCATATGATGGAGCTTGCGCCTGAGATATATTCCCACTAGAAAGGCCATTAAGAACTGAGGCGGCGGTTAGAGGGGGCGCTCCAGTTAAAGAATTGTAGTTACTACCAATAGTTCCCACATCAGTCCCATAATGCTGTGCAAGAGCTTGGGACATATCAGAAGTTAATCCACCATTGGATTGCACTGCCTTGGCAACATCTGATGTTGATGCAGTGGGGTTAGCCGCAAAATATTGGGCAACAATGTCTGAAGTTGTTGTCATGATGAACTTGTTACTCTCATTGAATTAGATAAAGCAAACGCCCAATCTTGCCAAGTTTCAAATCCTCTAGAATCTGGTACGCCTGATTGTGAAAAATAGCCAATACCACTAATTGCATCAGCCCAAATTTGCCATTGATCTTCTGGTATGGTTCCAAGTTGATTGGCCGCAAATTGCTCTGCAGTCCGCGCACACCACAAGTCCCATTCCATGTTTCTAGGATCAAGTGTGACGGCCATTATGGGTTTCCAGTCCCACGTACATCGCCAACTGTGAAGGAAATCAAAACTTTACCCATTTGGTAATTGCCGCCATATGTGTTTGACTCAAAATGCAACCGCATCTCACGGCGTTGCTCTTTCATGTCAATCTTTAATGTGCCGGGATCAAAGTTATACATCACAGAAGGTTGATCAACATCATCTGCATAACCTCTACCTGTAATCACCAATTGCATAGTTCCATACTGTACAAAGTCAGGCTCAACTCGCTCCACTCTTGACCATAGGTTATCGCCGGGTTGCTGTGTCGTACCAACTAAAGATCCCAAATAACCAATTGCGGGAGTCTCAAAATAACTACGAACAGCATCAACAGTGGTCAAATAAACCCTATCTGCACCAGATTCATGTTGCCACAATGGATAAACATAAATGTACATGGCCGTAGAGGTAATGGCAGTATAGGAATTATTAAGCGTATAAGTTCCTGTATTTCCTGTTCCTGTACCTAAAGCAGTGATGTATGTGTTTATTTGGTATGGATTACTGGTTTGACTTGAAAAAGTAATAACCTGACCAACACTGAGTGTGCCTTGGGTAACTGCAGTCACCGTTAAGGTTGTGCCGGAAATACTACCTGTAAAAGTGGTTGCTAAAATTGGGTTTGTATCTCCCCAAATAGGCTTTGGAAAAACTTCTGTATAAGTTCCTGCTGATCTCTGCGCTCCAATAGCCTGACCTGCATCGTACCAAGTCTTCTCTCTGACGTTATAGACAATTGCATCTGTACACTCAGTAGCCGTACCACGTGGGTAAAACCACCAAATCTCACCATAGCGACTGACCTTAGTACACCAAACTTTTTGTCTTTGTGCAAAGTTAATATTGTCAAAGAAATAGTTCTGATTGACTGCATTGGGGATCTCTTGTACAACACCGTTATACATTAGGAATCGGTCAATACCTACCCAATAAAAGATACCATCATATTCAATGACTGAACTTGAAGACATAATGGATGTTTGACTAGAAATCAAGTCATAAGTCCAATACGAGGTCGCTGTAGTGCCTCCAACCGTAATTGAGGTGGGGGCATAGGCAACCCTAATTAAAGCGTCCAAAGCCCAGAATAGACCCGATGGCGAGGTTGTACCGCCCCTAACAGGCAGACCCTTGACAATCTTACCTGTGGCCACGTTATTGGCGTTAGAGACGGCAGAACCAAAGTCTGTATAGTCTGCCGATCCACTATTTTGAATTAATCCGTTATTGCCAAAAACAAATAAGTAAGGATGGATAATTACTGCGCCACCTGAAACAGCTATGTTGTTATCAAATGTTACCGTGGTGGATCCAGAGCCAGTTGCGGCGGCGCTCATGGTAACTGTTGTACCAGAGACTGACACCACATAAGCTCCTGTTGCCATATAGGTTCCAGTAAGCGTCTGGCCTGATGCAATTCTTATATTGGATGCACTTAAAGTTAAAGTGGTTGTACCGTTGGCCGTAGCTGTTTGGGTAAAAACACCAACTTTGCTCATCGAGAGCGAACCAGTGCTACCGGGAAACGAGCCATACAGAACAGGCGTATTGACCGTAGAGTCAATTGCTGTCAAATTCTGGCCGGGATGGGCAATCAGTGTATTGGCACCGCTACCAGAGGAGTTGTATCCAATATCAAACTGCCACAGATTGTTTAAATTGTATGAGAAATTAGTTAATGAATACTCGTATGGGCCAGTTCCAGTTCCATCATTGTTTCCTGTGACCCATTGCTCTAAACCATTGGCGTTACCAGATACAAGGTAGTTAAGTCCATTAGAGGATGACATCAACATACCGCGAGAAATGCCAGAAGCATTTAAGAAAATAGCTTTGTATCCACCCATCTTACGAGGTCTGCCACGCTGAAATCTGACCCATTGCCCATCAACATACATGGGCGAGTCAAATTGCGTCCCGTCACGCTGTATGCCGGGCTGTATTTGTAAGGCAACAACCTTAGCGGTCAAAATACACCCCCAGATATTCCATTGGCGACATACAAACCTGTTGAAGAAAGGGTTGCCGCCTGCGAACCACTGACGGTAAATCCAATAACATTACTCGATGGCATATAAAGGCCAGTCGTTGTATTCCCAGTAAACGTCAAGGATGGGGTTGATACAGAGCCAAGAGATAACGTGACCAAACCAGATACAGTTGTATTTGATGTTGTACTATAAACATTTGTACCGTCACAAACTGCAAAAGCAGTTGTACCCTGAGCAACAGCCAATGTTGTACCGCTTCCTGCTGTCTTAAAAGTGACTGTGTACGATCCAGAAGTACCGTTTTGTAATGTGTATAGTTGAACTGTAGAAGGTAAAATAACTGTTGCATTTGAAGTCAAGGTTCCCACGTATTCCTGTACTACGTTTGAACCTTCAGCAGAAGTTAAAGTTACAGTACCACCGGTGATAGATTTAGTTAGTTGAGTGAAAGCAAATTGATTTGAGCGGCCATAAGCATAGGTATTGAATCCAGATGATCCATTGGAAACAACAACCAAAGACTCAGTCAATTGCAATTGTTGAGTTGCATTACCATCAATAGTATCTGAACCACTGGGTGTTATGGTTAAAATCCCAGTTCCTGCATTTCTAATAACAACAAACCACCCTGCGCCTACACTAGAGGCTGTGGGTAGTGTGAATGTTCCCACACCGCTAGACCATACTTGGAATGATGCTCTATTGGTAATCGAAAGAGCCGTACTGGAATAAACCAATGAAACGGGTAGATTTTGATTTAAAGTTGTGCCAAGTGCTGTTAGGCCATAACCTGCAAGGGCAGAAGCATTTGCAGAAGAAGTACCTGCGCCAAGGGTAACAGTAGCCCAAGTTCCATTAATTGTGGTGTTATCTGTCAACCAAATGAATTGAGCAATACCGCTATTAATCGTAATAATTGTGTTGCCAGAATTGTCTGTAACGGTAAAAGGATTAGATCCTATGTTTCTGACTAAAACCGTTTGGCCAGTTGATACTTGAGTTGCAGGAGGTAGCTCTAACAATAATCCTGTGGTGGTTGCAGTACAGTCAATAATTGAACTTGCAGGTATGTTTGTGTTTCCATTAATCGGCCACTGTAGCGTTGTGTTGCTACTAATTGTTAAGTTTTCGTAGCTGACTGATGATGGGCTAATTGTTTGCCCAGTAAAAGGATTTGTATATGTGGTCATGTTTAAGAGTCCTGTACAACTGTTTGACGATCCCCAATACGTAGGGTGTCCTCTGATTTAAGTGAAGCCATTGCTTGGTCAAACAAGGCGTTCCACGTAGCTAGGCGAGGATCATCCTTCAAAAATGGTGCGGTTTGCTTCAAAACACCAAATAACAATGCATTTGGCGCATTTTGAGTTAACCAGTTAGTTTGGTTATCAGAGGCTAATGGCTGTAAACGAGTATAGCAAATTGCCTCAAAAGCATACGCTTGATCAGGCGTAGGCGCTACAAACCAATGATCCCAATCGTAATCGGCATAGTAAAGTGGCTGTCCAGTGACTGATACATTAGGAGCATATTCGTTCAAATACTCTAACTTACGCAATAGGATAGGTTGCTTACCAGAGGCAGTTGTGAGCGTCATAGAGACCGTTTTACGCCATCTAGCAGGCTTGGCAATGACTGGGTTGCCTGCATTCATGTTGCTGTCTACAACGACCATTTGACCTAGGGTTTTAATCTCTTGGGCTATCTCAAACTCTGCCAAAGTAATGGCTGTAGGTATAAAGTTTACAACAGCGGTGTCTGATCGCTCTAAGTATTGCAATACCAAAGAGGTCAAATTATCGTAAGTTAAGACGTAAGAAGGCGTAGTCATTCTTTGCCCTTATTAGCAGTTGCACATTGCAATTTTAGTCTTTGTTTGAATGTCAAGCAAGAATAAAATCTTTGTGAAAACCCAGTATTTATGAACCTATTGTCACAAATTTACTCCAAAATGAAGTTTTTAACCAAAGGAGCTTGCCATGAAATACGAAGTGAAAATGAATGATTGGATTCTAGGTTTGGACTTGACCATCGAAGCAGATGACTTTGACTTGATTTCTGAGATACAAATGGCCGTTGAAGCCATTGTTGATTCTTTCCATGAGTCTGTTGCTGAAGCAGAAAATGAGACTGAAGAGACTGAAGAGAGTGAAGAAGAATCTATTGATTTTGTAGAAGATGATGCTGATGATGTAACCATTGAGGGTACACAAGGTACAGTGGTTATCATTAATACCAAATAATCTAACATTACAAGTGTTAGTTTTACCTTAAAAAGGGGGCTTTTGCCCCTTTTTTTATACTTTGATCACTTTTCCTCTGAACTCAATGTGATCTTTGTCATAGACTGAAACCAATTCTGGATATAGCAATCTACCTTTATGGAAAGTTAAGACAGCAAATCCAGAGCGCCAGTTGAGTGGAGCTTCTTCTGTGTAATCCCTAAACTGAGGGCCTAAAGGGTCAGCCAATGTTCCGGTATCCACGCCATAGGTCGTTCCATTGAAATTTGTGTGCGGTATAACCTTCATGCTATGAAGATGCCCAGTCACAAAATTAGTCCCCGAATGGAGTGTATTGTTGTATACAGCAAAATTGCCACCCTTCCATCGGTGCTTAACAACAGTTTGCTCGTTCATCCACACCGACCAACAGGGTTGCCAAGAAGGGAAATGGTCTTTTAGGCTGAATCCCTTGACGTGCTCATAGTGAGGGGCATTGGCCGCCAAAAACGTCTCAAAACGAGCGTCATGGTTACCCATGGGCCATATCAATTTAATGCTTTTGTTTACATTTTTGGCTTCATCTTCAATTTCACCCATTGCCAATTCGCAGGCTTTTAGCTCTTCAATGACTGATGGTGCTTTGCTCCAACCAATGCGTGGATGCCTGCTGATACCGCCTGCACCATCAAAGACATCGCCATTTGCAACCACCGCTTTAAGGTCATCAAACTCTTTGATTGCCCAAATAAGGCCATCATATGCCGTTGACCTGAGACCGGGGAAAAAGTGCGCGTCCGAGAACACCAATACCGTCCCATTTAAAATACCCAAATCCAATCTTTGGGGGGCAGGATCAACCCTATCCTTGATTTGAATTGTAAGCAAATGTATTCCGTATCTACCTTCTAAAGAATTTCGCCTTGCTTGTATACCTCTGATTGACAATCCCGTATCATTTGACATTGAAGCGGGATTTCCGTATAGCTGAAATAGCGTTATAAACTCTTCATCAGATAAATAATTCATAACTTCTTTCTAAAGTAAAGGGTGCCTTTAGCACCCCAAGGATGTAGGGGTTCGTATAACTTAAATCCACAAGAAATCAGAGAATTTGATGATGGTGGGTTATCGTAGGTACTTGTGATCAAGTACTCCCATCCTATTTTTTTTGCAAAAGTTTGGCGCACTCGAATAAGTCTCTTCTGAACCCCGCGCCCACGAGCAGAATAAATAACACCTGCACGGCAAAGATAACCAGTATCAGCCCACCTAGCAGAAGGAACAAGACCCGCGAAACCAATTGGAATGCCATCTTGATAAGCAATCCACCAATTTCCTTCGCTAACATCAAACGGTTTATCATAAGGAAGAATCTTCTTCTGCATAGACAACAGAAGTTCCTTATTAACTTCAAGTGATGCGTCTATGTGCTTGATTTTCATGCAGTAATGGTATTGTTTCATTACTGCACAATTATGACAAGCTAAGATAAAATTGATAACGCTTTTGTAGTAAGCGATATCCTTTCCTGCAAACCAAATGTACCGCCATTGATACGTTTGGTTAAGCCCTCCCAGTTTTGGGCTTCAGCAAGCTCATTACAGCCATGAGTCTTCCAGAACCACCCTGCACTTAGGGCGGCATACATGGGAGATGCTACCAAGGCAGTATCACCAGTGACAAAGTTTTGATTCACTGCTTGGCCAAAGTGCCAATAGTTATCGTGGCCAGTCAGTTGGATACAGCCTCTGCCGTGGAATTTCCATCCGTCTCCCGAAGATTCATCACGATTTCCCATTCGATTAGCATAAATCCGATTGGCAATTTTCTCTGGATGGTGAGCGTAAACGGCAATCTCTTCTGGCTTAAATTTATGTCCGAAGAGCTTTTCCAAGGTTTCTGGTCTGTAGTTAAGGTTTTCTTCCAATGTCTTGAAATGGTTGCACTCATGCGAGCACTGTCCGATAAAAGCGGCCATTTTTTTGGCATCATTCATCCCAAACGTGGTAAATGTTGTAGTTAAGGGTTCTGACCATTCAGCACCTATACCTAACGCATGGAGCTTTTCAGGACTGATCATTTGACACCCTCGTTGACTGTCTGTCTTACTTGGTTGTATTGGGTAATACAGGCGTTGAGGCTTGTGATGGCGTTGTCTCCTTCTGTTGCGATGGAGATAAGAGCTTTGATAGTCTCTCGCTCAGATTCGCTTGGAGGGGCTGTATCTCCTCCGCTAGGGGCGGCATTTGTATTGGCTTGTACACCACAGGAGGAGGGGAGGCGCAACTCACCAGAGTCAGCCCTAGCATCAAGGCGAGCTTTGTTTGAATTAATTGCATTTCTTTCCTTCTGTAGTGAACTACTCAAATTTTTTACTTTTGTAGTTAGCTCTGCTTCTTTTGCCCGAGCTTCGCCATTAAGTCGCTCAATTTCGACTTGATCTTCTGTAACTCTTCTTTGATAACCGTGATGATCTGCGACATAGTAACCTCCTAAAATCATTAAAATAACACTGACAATCTGTACTGGGAACTTATATGTACCCAACGGAAACACGTAAGACACTACGTGTACCAAAATTGAACATATAAGTACACAATATGCAATATAGAGGAAAATGTTAGCGAAAAATTCAATCATTGACGCTATCCCTCGCATGAGCCATTCTAAGTCTTTCCTCGTCATCTTCCAAGACAGGTGGGCCTGACGGAGGGGGTGGAGGTGTCCAATTCTGGAATTGAACATTAGACTGTGGCATTGCCCCAAAAGGTTGCGACATAGCCCCAAAACCCATAGGCTGTCCGAAATTGGGGTAGCAAGGGGGCATCTGAGGTGTTGTGGCTTGTTTTATCGATCCCAAAGAACCTGCTATGCCCCCCGCTACTTTTTTGCCTGCAACGCCTCCTATTGCCCCCACAAGGAGGAGCACGATGTCGTTGAGCATCTTTGTATACGCTTGGTCAATCGGGGCCATAGCTTTAATAGGCTGAACCACAAAAGTGACGGAATAAAGAAGAGCAATAACAATGAAAAATAAAATGGCAGTAATAGATAGGACAACAATCGCCCAAACACGAGTGACAATTTCTTCATCTGTTAATCTATTCATTTCACTGGCGCGGTCAAGTACTCAGGACAAGTCTGACTAAACTCGCACTGAGGATGCTGACACTCTTTCTCATTAAAATGGGCAAAGTCTTGACACTTGTACCTGTAAGCATCTTTACAGGAAACTAGTAAAAGCGTGAGAATAATTACATATCTCATTCAATGACACCTTTGCTTTTTTGGTAGTCTAGATGAATACCATACATGAGTACGGAGAAAATAAATATCCATGTAACCACGCCCGTAGCCAAAGCCACTCGAACTTTCCATTTATCGATAAACTGGCGGCGCTGAAGGGCAACCAACTCACGGGCTTTTTTTCGTCACGCTCGATTTTTTCTCGCTCTTTTCGCACAATTTCGCGCATTTCTGTGAACTTTTGCCATAAACCGGGCATCCCGACCTGATAAATGATCATTTCTCTTAACTCAGTCTCCATCTGATCGATCTGCTGTTGGCGCAGAATTCTGTTCATTGCCTCTTCGTTGATGCTGATATTCTTGGGCAATGGGTTCTTCTTGGCTTCTTTCTCTGCTTCTTTGAAAGACTCTTGGTGAGTAAAAAATGCGCCAAGGTTTTTCCCAATATCCCCGACAATATCACCAACGTCTTTACCGTCCCGCTTGAAGTCTTGATATAGATCAATGCACTCACGAATCCCTGCATGAGCCGCCTTACACGCCGCAAAGATGGTGATTGGATCCATTAGATTCCAAAGAACTTGTGGAAAAACTGAGCCGCCACACCCGGCCCAAACATCACCATGGCCATCACAGCATAGATCAAATACTCGATCTTAGTCATGCGTCTTTCGCCATTCTTTAACGATGCTTCAATGTTGCGATAGCGCTCATCGCAAACAGCAATGTGGACGGCTAGGTCTTTCTCGGTATCGCTCATTCTTCACCTATGATTGCTGTTGATGTTTCTCTGTTAATGGTCATTTTACCTTCGCAGGTAAAGTTCCAATCTTCACTTCTAGAGTCTTTTTCAGTCTTTGAGGGTACATTTATTTCAACATTCTTGAATAAATATTCCTTTTCTCCCTCAAAGACTCTCCAACAATGGTCTTTTGAACCCCTTCCAGTTGCTCCCCTAGATTTGTTGAATCTGATTGAATACTTCATATCACCTCAGCCTCTGGTGGCGTGGTAATAGTCACTAGATTATTAACTCTAACACCAATATTGAAGTGAATAAACTTCAAAGGCTTTAAGGATGCATGGCGAGTAAAAGAATGGGGTGCCCAAGCATTGGCAAAAAATATCATCCCTGCCTCTGGCACAAAATTAATCATGTTACTAGCCTGAGTTGCTTCGTTCATATTGGATTCAGGAATATGAGCCATGACCTTACCGGGTCTAGGATCATGAACTACAACCCTTGATGACTCTGGCGGCACTTCAATAAAGTAGAAACCAACAATCTGCGCCCCATAAGGATGAACGTGCTCGTCCATTGCCGAATGTCTGTGGTGCTCTTGCCCCCAAAACTCAGTGAAAAATGTGACCTTATCATCCATTTTGTAACCCTGAGATTGCAAAATGTTCCAAGCAGTTGATGCAATGTAATTGCAAGCCTCTTCCAATCTTGGATCACCAAACAAGTTTCCAGTCATGTGAACTGGGTATAACTTGTCCAATAATTTATCGGTCTTACCCTTCTTCTCTTTTTTAATTAACTTTATGTTTTCGTTGAAAACAGCAGTGGCATCTTTGAGAAATTCTTTTTTCTTGATGGTATATACGGCTGTAGGGAAGTAAAAGTGAGCACTTAATTGCTGTTCAATTGCTTCTTGGTTTACTTCCTTAACTTCACCAACAATTTCAACAGAGTTTTCGTCAAACATAATCTTCCTTTGATAGTTAACAATAAGTTAGATTATGCACCATAAATACTATTAACGACCAATAATAGCCATTATTTCAGCCTCTGTAAGTCCAAGTGCTGTAAGTTTTGCAATTGCAGATTCCTTTTCTGCAATTGTAGGATCTACAACTGGCGTTGGTGTTACAGGTGCTACAAATGTCTCATTAGAATATGTATAACCTATACCAATTGTTATACCTTCAACATTAATTGCTGTATGAGTATTGGGAGCAGACCAAGAATCACCACCATCCCAAAGAATTACATTGTCTACAACATTTGTTTCTTTATTAATTAATGCGTATTTATACATTTTGATTACCAACTTCTAACAATAATTTGACCGTTTCCACCCTTGGCGCCTGCTCCACTGGCTCTTGAATTTCCAGTAAATCCTGCTCCCCCGCCACCACCACCACCACCGCCGGGTGTAGCTCCGCAACCACCTTTACCACCGGCATTTGTTGCACCGCCACCGCCGCCTCCAGAACCACCGCCGCCAGAACCAGTTTTAAACACAACGCCATTTTGTCCTACTCCTCCGGGTGCAGTTCCTCTTGTTGCTTGACAAGAAGCACAAGTTTGATACCCTTGACCACCTCCTAGACCTCCGGCTGTTGCCGCACCCGATGTGCAATTTGTTGTACCGCCACCACCGCCACCACTGGGGCCAAAAATAGAACTACCTGCATTGTAAGGGACAGCGCCATTAATTGGTGTACCACCAGCACCACCACCCCATTCTGCACTGCCTCCACCACAGACTGATGAACCGGCACCACCGCCCCCAACTGTATTAAAATTAGTTGTAGAACCAAAATAAGTGTTAGAAGGATAACCACCGTTTTTACCTGATGAAATTGCGGTTGGAGTGATACCAGCGCTACCAGAACCACCGCCACTACCACCCGGAGCTTGTGCGGCACCCACGACACCTTTGAATCCACCGCCACCACCATAAGATTTTGCATAAGCGGTTGCAAGTGTTGATCCAAAGTATGTATTACCTCCTACAACTCCAGAATTACCATTAGTTGTACAAGTTACCGATGCCCCACCGCATCCACCTGCACCAATTGTTACGTTAACTGTTGAAGTTAAACAAGCCGCTGAAAATATTGATTGAACTCTTGCGCCTGCGCCTCCTCCACCACCTCCGGGCTTTCCGCAAATACTAGCATATGAAGCGCCACTACCACCACCACCACCTGCACCCCAAACACACACTTGAACATAAGTAATACCTGCGGGTTTAGTCCAAGTACCTGAAGAGGTGAATGTTTGTAAGTTTGCACTAGAAGCCGATACGCAAGCCCAAACAGGAGTTCCTGCGCCTGCTGATTTCAAATATTGACCAGAAGTACCTGCGGCTGTTACTCCATGTGCAGTACCTGTTCCATAAATAATTGCGCCCGCTGTTGGCGTTGCAGTAGAATTTGTACCGCCATTTGCAATTGGTAACGTACCACTCACACCAGTTGTCAATGATGCTTGACCTGATGTATTTAGATTGTCGGCAAATGCGCCTAAATTACGAGGTTGTGTCATTGTCTTTCCTTACGTTAAAGCAACCCAAGTTGCTGTTGCAAAATCAAATTTATATTGTTTACCATCATCTGGATATGGTGGACGAACAACCCAAGAATTTGTTGTGCCTTGCCAGAAATAATTACCATCTGTTGGTCTTGGCGTTGGAGGAACATAAGCACAGGTAGCCTCGTCAAATGTCCATGCAGAGAAATTATCACGATTTGGTAGGGCTGACCAAGCATCTTTTACTACTTGTTGTGCTTCAGCCTTTTCTGTATCCGTCATGTCACGCAAAGCCCAAACATCAGTCCACACACCATTGACTTTTTGATAAGTTGGATCTGGTGAAGCAAGCACTTGATAAACGGTAGGAACAGGTCGTTCTACACGAATGAAGGGCTCCCACTCTGATGGGATAGATCCAAAAGCCTGAAGCAAGTTGTCTTCAAACGCAGGGTGATCAATTGTGTTTCCGTTACCGTCTGTTTTAATATAAAGATTCATTTTCTACTCCAAAATTAAGGCGATCCAACGCAAGTTGATGGGAATTGTCGGGTAGTTCCCGGCCAGACGATACGTACAGCACCTGTTGCGCCACATCCTCCTGCGCCATTTGGAGCAATTGTGGCGTTACCGCCACCGCCGCCACCTCCGTAACTACCGCCATTGCCACCAATTTTTGTTGTTGCGGTTACACCTGCACCGCCACCACTTCCACCGCCACCGCCATGACTGCAACCGCCACCACCAGCGGCTCCAGCAGTGCCGTTAGACCCTTGACCAAATAGGCCAGTGCCGCCACCACCACCGCCACCAAATTTACAACCGCCATATCTATCCATACCGCCGCCGCCGCCACCACCCGATCCTGCGGTGGGATATAAACCACCTGTGCCACCGGTACCAGAATATCCTCCTGCGCCTCCACCACCTCCCGGTGCCAAATACTGACATTCAGGTTCACTGCCTCCACCACTACCACCACCACAACCATGCGCTCTAACACCGCCACTAGCCGTGCCAGTGTAATTAACAATTCCACCACCACCTGCACATAAAGTTGCAGTACCAATCCAGAAACTATTGCATCCAACAAGTCCTGTAGCCCCTGCACCTCCTCCTGCTCCTTTTGCGGCAACTTTTAAAGAATAACTGTTTCCGGGCGTTACAGAAAAATTGTTAATATAACCTAAAGCGCCACCACCGCCACCACCACCTCCATTGGGGCCTGCACATTGGAAGCCGCCACCACCGCCACCGCCGCCGCCAATTGCAACTACAGAAACAGAAGTTACGCAAGCAGGAGCAACCCAAGAATAAGTGCCGGGTGTTGTGTAAGACTGTGAACTTGGAGCAATGGGCGTAGTAACACTATTACTATTGCCACTATAAGAACCATATCCAACAGAATTTTGTGCTCTAACTTGGAATGTGTAACTTGTAGATGCTGTTAAACCTGATACTGTAATTGGGCTACTAGCTCCTGTAGCCGTAATGCTTCCGGGGCTTGATATAGCTTGATAGTTTGTAATAGTTGCGCCACCATTAGAAGCAGGGGCTGTAAATGCCACTGTTGCCGTAGTTGCGCCAGTTGCTGTTGCCGTTCCAATAGTGGGTGCGCCGGGAACAACAGCAGAAATAGTAGCAGTTGTGTTTGAGTTTGCATTTATACTGCTAATAGCATTAGTCGCTGTAACTGTAGCGTAAAGAGTATTTCCAACATCACCTGCAACTAATGTATATGTACTTGATGTTGCACCGCCAATAGCAGTGCTTGGGCTTCTATACCATTGATATGTGTATGTTGGTGTCGGTACACCTGTCCATGTTCCTGTTGTAGTCGTTAAAGTTGACCCAAATGAAGTTGTTCCCGTAACAGCAGGAGCAACCGTATTTACGGGTGGTGAGCCATAACTACCACCAACAAAGGAATTAAGAATGCCACTCATGTCACATTAGTCCCTGTTAATAGCCATTGAGTTGTAGCAATCTTGATACAGTTTGCTATGCCATATTGAGCCAAAGTCCTAGATCCAGTTCCACCACCTTGCGCCCAAGTTAATGTGTCTGAAGTAATAGAGATTGTCACTGCATTTGCTGACATATTAATGAACTGAATCACTGTGCCAATTGGATATGCAACTGAAGCATTGGCGGCAATAGTGAAAGTTCTTGCATTTGCATCGCTTGCAGGGTGGAATATTGCATATCCAGAGTCTGCCAAAACAGTCGTGTAGTTTGCGCTTTGGCTATTCTGGGGAATATTTTGGTAGCCCAGAGTGCCAGAAACAGGCAAAGTTACAGAAGTTGCCGCAGTAACGGTAACAGTCGTTGCAAATGCACCGCTGAATGTTAAGTTTCCACCTGTTGTGAATGTTCCACCAGTAGAAAGATTACCGCCTACTGTGATTGTATAGGAGCCATTATTAACACCTGTACCGCCATAAGTGCCACCTAAAGTTCCCCATGTGGGTGACCCTGTACCACCAGATAGAAGTGGCTGTCCAGATGTGCCTGCGGCAGTGAATAAAGTCGTACTTGCGGCTGATTGGTAAGGCACGACACCTGCTGAACCACCAGAAATATTTGTGGCATTTCCTATAGCAGTTGTGTTATAGGCTATAAATTCAACAATATCTCCCGCGCTCGTGCCTGTTGCAAGAACAACGGTCGTACCATTTGTTGCCGTGTAGTCAGCACCATTTAAAAATGAGCCGTTCAAGTATACTTCAACGTATCCAACCGTGTAGGTCACAGTGAATGTAGTTTGACTGGCACTGGCAGTTATGCTTGTTCTGGTATAAGTTGAGCTTGCTCCACCACCACTGATACTTTTAATGGCTGAACCATTGTTGTAGTACAAAACACCATCAGCATAATTAAGTGCCAACTCGCCAGTAGTCAAATTAGACGTGGTAGGCTTATTTCCAGTGGTTCCACTGTTAAAAAGAATGATTGGGGTGTAACCTGATGCCGCCATGATTAATCCTTAGAAAGTTCCACCATTAATACCTGCTGTTAAGGTATTATTAGTGTAATTGTATGTCAATAATGTGTTTGTGGTAAGGGGTTGATTACCTGTTGCAGTCGCTGAAAATGTCAAATAATTGGTTGCGCCAGTACCTGCGGCCAAGGTCACATTGGTTGCCGTTCCTGCTGTAGCGGCATTCAAATTTGCAACTTGAGTTGTACTGGTAACAGTCAAAGGTGCTGTACCTGTAGCAACGGTCGAAACAAGCGTATTTCCAGTGACTGCTTGCGTTGATGTAATTGCCGAGCCTGTACTTAAAGTATTGGTAGACCAAAAAGTACTTGATGGAATTGATGCATGGGAATCCCAAGAACCTGCGGCTGTTGAATTACTCAATAAACTTACAGTTACAAATGCACCAGCTTGAACAGTAACAATTGTGGTGCTTGAGTTATTCTTGACAACAATAGTTCCACTACTTTGGTTGTTGTTAAATGTGAAATCTGCTCCATTTGGAAGCGTAGTTGCATCAGGCAATTGATAAGTTTGGCCACCAGAGCCAGTAACAACATAATTTGGTACTGAAGATGCTGTAAGTACAGTGGTTGTACCTGCGGCGGCTACGCTTGAATAACCTTCAAAAATTGAATTTGTATTAATATTGCCATTAGCATCTTTGACAACAACACCGCTTACGGCATTGGTAGTATTGCCTAAAGCAGTAGCAACTCCAGTTCCTAAGCCACTAACACCAGTGCTAATTGGTAATCCAGTGGCATTAGTTAAAGTTGCAGACGATGGCGTACCGAGTGCAGGCGTCACCAAAGTAGGGCTTGTGGATAAAACTACGTTTCCAGAACCAGTGGTGGAATAAGAAGCTCCCCAAGATGTACCTGTAGAATTAGGTATTCCTGAACTAGGATAAATCATCCCACTAGGTGCAGATTGCCATGAGGCGGTACTGCCATTTGATGTCAGTAAGTACCCACTTGCTCCAATAGGCAATCTGGCGGGCAAATTAGACACATTCCCAATTATCAGGTCACCTTGAGTGGTAATAGGTGAAAGATTTGAAAATGCAGTGGATGCAGTTGTTGCGGCAGTTCCACCATTAGCGATGGGGACAACGCCAATAGCAATTGTTCCAGTGCTTGTAATTGTGCCGCCAGTTAAACCAGTTCCTGCTGTGATTGATGTAACAGCACTAACCCCTGCCACGGCTGTATTTACAAAGGCAGTCGTTGCAATTTGTGTAGAGTTTGTTCCGGCTGTAGCTGTAGGCGCAGAAGGAGTTCCCGTGAATGTTGGGCCTGCACTAAGAACAACACTTCCTGATCCAGTGCTTGTAGTTGTTCCAGTTCCACCATTATTAACATTTAACGTACCGCCCAATGTTATAACGCCAGTTGTTGCAGATGCAGGCGTTAATCCTGTGGTTCCACCCGCAAAAGAAGCTACACCCGCAACACTGCCTGAAATTTGATTCAGAACAAATGCTGTTGTGGCTACTTGTGTAGTATTGGTATTAAGGGCGGCTGTAGGCGCTGTAGGCGTTCCAGTAAGCGCAGGACTAACCGCCAATACCACCGCACCAGTTCCAGTTGTTGATGCATTAGAGGCTGATGTAGCGCGTCCATAGGCATCAAAAGTAACTGTAGGCAGGGTATAAGAGCCTGCTGTTACTGCGGTCGTTGCAAGGCTGATTTGGGGGCTTGTAGACCCATTGGCAACCGATATTTGACCACTGACACCAGTTACTGACACGGTGCTGAGTGCTGTACCGCTAATGGCTAACAATCCTGTGCCAGTAGTTCCTACAAGGTTTTGTAGTACCGTGGACAATGAAATTGTGGGGTTTCCAGTCGTGCCATCTGGGTTTGTAATTGTTAAGCCAGTACCTGACGATGCAATTTGCACATTGGTCAGTGTTGATCCGCTTGTTTTAACTTGAATGCCATTGCCAGAACTAATCAGGGATGACAAGGCACCTGTTACAGCAATTGTGTAGCTACCTTGTGCGCCACCATCTGTAAATGTTAGACCAGTTGATACTGCAATTTGGCGGCTATTGGCCAAACTAGTCTGTTGTCCAACAGTTAAAAACGGTTGGGTTTGTGTAGGCTGTACAGAAATCGCACCAGTTGTCGTCTGGACTGTGACACCATTTTGCACAATCGGCACTGATTCCAAACCCGTGAGAGCACTGGCTAATGGTAATTGCGTTATGGTTACATTTGACATAATTAGCTCAATGAAAGGTTGTCAAGGTTGCCATTTTGGGCAGGATTTGAAGTGGTTTGCTCAGGAGATATAACAGCATTTGAATACTCGCCAGTTTGCAAGTTATTATTTGTTGTTGCCACATCTTGATCTGGTCTTGGAAAACGAATGTTGATACGTTCAGTCTTCCGAGCCGCAAGTCGATATGGGTCTTTCTCGTCAGCACAGCCTTCGTTGCATACACGCAAACCGGGAAAGTTTGGATCGTTTCTCATCACCGCATGAGGACGCTTCATCTTGCACCGATCACAAATCGCAATCGATATTGTAGACATTCCACGTGTATCAAGGAATATAGGCATAATTACCTCGTATACACAGAGATATTAGGTGCAAAGTATTCTGGTGATTTGTCGCGTTCTTCTTGTTCGACATCATAAAGATGCTTATCTGCCATCTTTTCAAGATACATGATTCTTTGAATGTCAACTGCAGGAAACTCCAAGCTCATTTTGTGAGCTAGTAAGTTAATTACAGCCTCATACCAACGATTCGGTATGGCCAATTGCCCCGAAAGGGCACCAACGTCTTGGATATAGGCTGAATACCATACAGTGACCTGCACAAATGAAGTAGAGGGGACTGGCCAAAGCGCCAAAGTGGGATTTGGTATTGTTCTTTCAAAATAATATTGAAAAGGTTGGTTGGCAGTAAAGTTTTTGTTAGGCAAATTGGTGTAATCGTCCCTATTTAGACGTGACATCTCAATTTCTGTGCTCATGTTTCCAAAATATAGCTCTCGCAACGCCAATGTAGTGCCATTAAATGCCAAAATACGGTAGTAAATGACATTGGATCCGGGATCTATGTCTTGCCAAATCCATTGGCCATCAGTCACCGTGACTGCAGTAGCCGTATATAGCGTAGTCCAGTTTGTATTATCGCTCGAAGACTGTAAGTAATAGCTCCAAGTAGACGTTCCCCCCCCAGAAATGTAGGGCATGATGCCAATTGAGCCTATATACTGAGGATTACTTGTGCCGTAATTGATTGCAAAGTTTCCATTTGCGCTTGTTTGTTGGCAATATGTACTGACATCTTGGTCATACAAGTTGGAAACAGTACCGCCTGCGCTAGAAGTATAGCTACCAGAAGGTTGCTTCATTTGCCGATATAAGACGTTTAGAGCGTCATTTGCACCCGCAGGCAGGGTGTACATATACTGGTTTGCATTACAGCCTATAACGGTCTTAGAAATGGCAAAATACTGTATTCCACGGTTCATCATGTGCGACAAAAGGAAAAAAAGGTTTTCCCTAGCCGCTAACTGAAGCTCAGAACTTATCTCTTCGGCCAATTTTCCGCACCTACGCGCCGCATGATCAATTACGGTTTGTACGGTAACTACGGTTTGACCTACTGTTCCTGAGTATGCCATTTAATTTCCTTACCAACCGGGACAGTTCCAACGCTTTAGTGATGCCTTAGCTCTTGGCGCATCTCCACTTGCGTGTTTTACTACCCCAGACATTCTTGCACAAAATGAATCCTTGCGTGAACCACCTTGGGGCTGTGGAGCCTTTAAATGGCTTCCTGTCTCACGGTTGTACTTAGCCCTGCCTTTAGCTGTGAGTCCCGCGCCTTTGTCTGTCGATAGTTTTTCACCTCGTCCGACAGCCAATGACACGCCACCACCATCTTTGTGCTTTGCAGTTTTAGCTGATTCTTTGAAAGCTTCAGCAGTTGGGGCACCCTTTGAACCAACTTTTCGCATTTTTTCATGAGATCCATGGGCAATCCTCTCTTGTTTTGCATGAATATTGGCATACAAGCCGCCTTTGGCCATTTTCTTCCCCTCATCAGCTTTGACAAATTCTTTGCCGACCTTCTGAGGAACACCACCAAACCCACCTTTTGTGTGGGCGGCGGCTTCCATCAGCCTGTGTTGAGCAGGTGATTTACTTGGCATATTAAGCTTGTGACTCTTGCCAAGATAAACGGGCAAATGCAGTACCGTTTGAACCAATTTGGCTAACCGTTACATACAAAATATCAGGACCATCAGGATAAGTTCCCGCTTGGCTTGTAGGCACAGTGTTTGACAATCCACCACCCAATATGCAATTACCAAAAGGTGCAACTGCAGTTAAGTCTAGAGTTGTTTGGCCTGCTGTATTGGTAAAGAATGCCGCAATGGACTCACCGCCAGTGATGGTGGTTGCTGTATTGGTATTCGTAGCCACTTGCACAATTGAACTTGTATTGGTGTTGTTTTGTGTTGGAGAAGCAAAAGAAGTGAATCCACTTGTTCCACCAATAACACCATTCAAGATGAACTGAACAAGATAACTTGTAGTAGTCAACATAGCAATCTCACGCATTTGCAACTGCAAGCGATTGATAATCTCTTTGACCCCCAATGTACCCACAGTGCCGTTATCCACCGAAGGAGCCACGCGAATAGCCATAATTGGCACAGCCGTAGTGCTTGAAGTAGATACAGCCGAAGTCATACCGTAGTTAAAAATCAACGATATGTCATTGGTAAATCCACCGTCCATAACCACTGATGAACCCCAGTGAGATAGTTGAGCGGCAGTATCAGGAGATGCATACTCAACAGCAATTGGAGCAGTTGCAGAATAGGTAAATGCAGTAGCGGCGGCACCACCTGTTGCGCCCCTTGTAGCGCCTGTCAGAGATGTAGATGTCAATCCAGTATAAGAAATATACTCAATGACTCCAGAAGTACCATTACCAATAATACGAGCACTTCCACCTGCAGGGTTGAATCCTGATGTGCTACTCACATTAATCGTAGTGTCAGAAACGCCAATACTTGATGTAATGGTTGTCAATGGCAATATACTGTTTTGCTCATAGTGTGATGGCAAGTTTCCTGAACGCATATATGCTTGATATTGCACATTGTTGTTCTGGAATCCATAAACATAAATGATTGCACCACTTGTTGCCCTAAATCCAAATCTAGCTACACCTGCACCGTACCAAGAATAGTCCATGTAGAACATTTGTATTTTGGTCAAGTCTAGGTTATATCCAGATGGATTAGATGCAGATCCAGAACCATCACACACATCCCACCATTGTGATTGTGGAATCTTAGTCTCAACAACCCTTGAAACTAGAGCATTCGCAATGGTTGCACCACGATACTCAGGAGTTATATAAAGTTGTGTGTCGCTAGTGATAGTCAAAACTCTGTAAGTTTGGCCGCGAATGGTAATATAGTCACCAACCACCAATTGGGTTGTAAATTGAGTACTGCTACCAGTTACCAATGAACTGTTTTGTGTTGCAGTAACTGTTCCAGTAATTTGGTTAACGCTATTACGCAATACGCAATATAGTGTTTGGCCATCAAATTGGAAGAAGATACCGTTTTGGCTATCAAAGAATCCAATCTTGTTGCTTGATCCATACCAAGAATATGGGCTAACGTGAGGGATAGAAGGTACAGTAGATGTGGCTGTAGCCGCTGTTGGAGTTGACAATGCGGTATAAGTAAATGTCAACGCTGTAGGTACACTGGTAATTCTAAAAATACCATTGTAGGCAGACTGATCAAATCCATTAACTTGCACATAAGTGTTAATAGTAAAATTATGAGGAGTCTTACTTGTAACAGTTACTGTTGTTCCAGATGAAGTTAATGAAGTAAACGCAATCTGTGGTTTTAAAATAGTACCAGTAGAGAACTGAATACCTTTACCAGACTGGTATCGGAAATAACGTCTTGTCTGTCTGAACAGTTGCTGATTAGGAACGCCTGCACCCGCAGTAAAGTTTACAGAGCCATCATAAGCATGGCAATCCACCCAACCCACTGGACGGGCATAAAGATTAGATTGACCTGCCGTGTTAGCAATAGTCGTAGATGGTGTTCCATTCACGTTTGTAAACGTGAAGGTTGTTGCTGAAGGTGTTGTTGCTACAGTTTGTGCGCCATTGATCTGTGTTGCAGTCGATGGTCCTGTTGTTCCAGTGATGTAAATGGAAGAACCTGCTGACAAACCATGTGGGAATGAAGTTGTACAAGTTACTGTAGAACCAGAAAATGTAAATGCAGTCGTGCCAGTCAAGGCAAAAGCGCAATTTGAAAACGTGTAGCCTTGATAGCAATAGGTAGTAGCCGCAGAATAGTTGTTGACAGTAGTAACTGGATTGGCAACTTGAACGGTAATAGATGTACCTGCGCTAACACCTGCGACTACATATGCCCAACCTTGAGCATTAGGATCAATTGTGTCCTCAATAAAGAAAGGCGTACCAGTTGCAACAGTCACATTTGATGCAAACGTAATGACTAGCTGATATGTATTAGCTTGATTGCCTGTAATAGCAGACACTGGCAATGCCGCAGAGGGCAAATAATACAATGATTGACGATTGTTTTCTAGAGAAATTTGCTCCCACTTGGTAGGCTGTTGGCCATACTCAAAGTCGGTATCAATCAAGGATTGGGGCGTAGATACACGCATTTTGTCTACAGCATCATAGGCTCCAGACCTTTGTGCCTGCTGAAGACGTAATTGATTGTCAGTATTTGACGTTGGGCCAGTGTAAACTGATAATTCAGACATTATTCCACCTATAAATCATGAAGTGGGAGCCGTAGCCCCCACTTTTCTTACTTTTTGATACTGCCACCACGCTTTTTAGGTGGTACAACTGTAGTTGATTTTACAGTTTTAGTCACGCTACCTGATGGAGGCGCTCCAAATCCCAAAGCATTCTTGACCATGTTGTATCCACTTGTTAGCGGCTTCAACATCATGTCACGCATTGCTATATTGTCGGCCTTGTCTTGTTTTGCAACAGAGTCATAGCCTCCATGAGATTCGTCAGTGGTAGAGCCACCACCATCAAACTTTTTTACGTGGCCACCCTTCTTGAACACACCCGACAACTCATTGATCCGAGTAGCTCTTGAAGGAGGTTTGTTAGCTTGGGGCATTACCACGGCAGAACCCTGTTTGTTAACAGAGCCCCCCGTGGCGAAGTGCTTTTTTGCGTGGCCACCTCGCTTGAATCCACCTGCATTAGCTTCTTTCACCTCACCAGTTTTGGTGTGTGATTTGCCCTTGGGTGTAGTATCAACATTGTAGTTGGTGAAGTGACCTTCATTGCCTTCAATGGTGCCCTCTAGATCAACCATGCCGCCTTTAGCATAGTGGTGCTTCTTAGCCTTGCCACCGTGCTTGAAACCGCCGTCATTGGCCATATCAACTTGGCCTGTACCGCGAGCTTTTCTATCAGGCATTGCAGTGTGCAAATCAGTGTTCTCGTAGTAGTGCTCATTACCCTCGATAGTTCCACCCATGACTGACTTGCCACGTGTTTCGCTCTCGTTGGTCTCACTAGGAATACGTGAACCAATTGCACCGCCACTAGCGTACTTGCCGCCTGAACACATAGCTTTATGGTGCTCCATCATCTTTTTGTGATGAGCAGAACCACCTTCTTTGTGCATTTTGGCATGGTGTTTAGCCATGTGCTTGTGGTGCTCAATAGAGCCTTCAGGATGGCCAGATTTATGGTGAACCTTACCACCATGCTTAAAACCACCTGCATTGCCCTCTTTGATTTCACCAGTACCGTGTGCTGTATCACGACCTGCACCAACAACCTTGGTTTTGACAAAAGGCTTTTGGTTGTTTTCAATGGTATTTTTTGTTTCAAAACTATCCATTTCCTTCCCGCCGTCAACCTTGCCACCCTTGGCATAATGATGTTTAGATCCACCAGTTTTGCATTTTTCCAAATGCTCCATGGCTTTATCTAGATGATGAGCACCGCCACCTTCTTTGTGTTTCTCAAGGCAAGCTCTGGCTTTAGCAAGATTCTTCATGCGCTCAGAAGCAGAACCACCTGCGGCCATACCTTTGTGGGCTAAGTGAGCAGGCATATGCTCGTGATGACGCAACTCTTTTTCAATCTTCTCAAAGCGTTTGTCTTCAGCTTCTTGCTCTTTACGAGTTTCGATCTCACCGCCGACAGCCTTGTGAGCCTTGCCACCTTTTTTCATCAAAGGAGTAGCCATTGCCTTGCGGCGCATAGCCATGCTAGGACGCATAGGAGCCGCACCTGCCATTGCAGGAGCCATGCCCATAGGACGTGCCATAGGCATTCCGCTCATTCCACCCATAGCGTGGTGTTCCATTGACTTGTGGCCGTGCTCTTCCTTGCTTTCATGCTTTTTGGAAACATGACCGCCTTTTTTGAGCTTCAGAATAACTGAAGGCTCGTCAGTCATCATTTTGGGCATTTGGACGAATCCAGTTGCACCCTTCATTGCTTTTGCCATGAATTATTCTCCTTTAAGCTTGGGTGATGCCAAGCAAACCAGTTGCTGTAGCGTTAGGGCCAACCTGAATTGCAGTCAAACCTAACTCAAGTACCAAACGGGCTAGACCGTTCAGAGTGCCGCCGGGTGCATAAGTGCCGCGCACATCAGGTGTTACTGAGGTAGAAGTAAACTGGGGAACCAAGCTCATACCAGAGGTAATTGTTGTGCCGCTAGTAGCAACATAAGTACCTGCCAAGTAGTTGGCTTGAGTTGTAGACAATTTACCAGTTGTACCGTTAATCTTTGTCCACCAGTAAGTAGTGTTCAATGAAACTCCGGTCAAAGTACCCAAAGCACCAGTCAACTGAATCAAAGTACCACTCTCAGGAGCATAGGCCACGGTGATAACGCCGGGCGTAGCTGATGTGAAGTTAGTAATTGATTGAGTATTGTAGTTAGTGGTGTTGCTGTAATAGCCACTCAAGTAAGTACCTGAATCAAATGCAAGTGATCCAGTAAACTTGTTAGAAAGGATATAACTAGCATCGCTCATACGAGCAGGCAAACCGAGGATATTTGTTGTATCAACAGACACTGCAACAGTGGTTGCGGCTGAATAAGCAACTGAATAAACTTGGAAGAAAGCCTTGCGACCACTGGTAGTTGTTGATGCAACAGTACCAGACTGAATGATTTCAGTCATTGATTGGCCGTAATAGTCATAACCAGTGATAGTTATAACTGAATTGGTGGGTGATCCTGATGCTGTGGTTACAGATACTGCACGTGGATAGTCAAACTGAATAACAGAAGTACCATCTGAACGAATAACAGTAGTTGTTCCTGCAGTAGCAGAAGCAGTGGCAAGTGCAGTACCACTATAAGTGGTTGCAGTTGTAGGTGTCTTGGCGGCCAATACAGCGGCAGTAGTGGCAACAGCAGGAGTTGTATCATATAGATACACACGTCCCATTGGGCCAAAGCCAACTGACATTGGGGAAGGATTCTGAAAGGCGCTGTTGGCGTTTGTGCCAACGTACGCAGGTGCATTGCCTAGAAATAGGTCATCTGAAAATTGGGGCATGATCTTTACTCCATGAAAAGTTGATCAATTAAAAAAAAGGGGAGAGGTTTTGCCCCTCCCCACTTTGGCATTAAACGCCTGCTGTACCAAACAACGCGCGTGGATCAGTCCAGTTAGGAATGTAACGCTCAGTTGCTTTATAACGCATTGAATCAGTCTCGAAATCACCTTCCATGGTTTTCTCCAAACGTCTACGCATCATGAGCTTCATGCCCTCTGGCGCATCAGTCTGAACCCACCATGCAGTGG